TCATTGAAACGTTTAAATCCATCATCAGATTCGGATTTTTCTTTTTTTAATGCTTCTTTTAAAATATCTTTTTTAATAAAATTTGAAGAATCATTGCTACTACTACCTATTTTATTATCATCTCCAAAATTTATTTTAAAACCATCATCTTTTTTTAAACCTATATCGGAAAAAAGTGAATTTCTTGCTTCCTTTAATGAATTACCACCTATATCAATTTCATTAATGTCAGATAATTCCATATCGGATTTTGTATTAGGTGTTTGATTTTGCTTTTTAGGATTCATAAGTAAATCAGCACCTGGACCAAAATTAACACTTTTTTTACCATTTAAACCAGAAGATTCATTTTCAATAACATTTAATTTTGGAATAGTAGTAGATTCGCCAATATTTATTTCTTGGATGTCCATTATATTTAAATATATATCATTTAATTTTAAGTATGACGCATAAATTATTAATTATAAGTATTTTAAAATTAAATAATATCATTAAAATAAATAATATCATAAAAATAAATAATATCATTAAAATAAATAATTCTATTAAAATAAATAATATTTTAATGGACTTATTTTTTGTTAATGATATTATTTATGTACCATAAACATTGTAGAAAAGCATCAGCTAAATCATCTTTTTTTGAATTTTTATTAAAATAATCGGTCCAAGTATTTAATTTTGGTTTTTTTTCTAAAATATTTTTTGTTATAGATATACTTAATTTTTTTCGTTCGTTGTATGTAGTTTTTTTATCTTTTAAAAAATCTTTTAATTTATTTGAAGCATTTACAAATTCGATATTTTCTAAATTATTTTCAATAAAATGTTGAGAAATCATACCTTGTATCATTTTCATTCTTAAAGCAAGTGGTCCTATTTGATTTTCAATTATAATTTTATCTATATGTTTGTTATTAAATGTTTCATCTAATTTTTTTTTCAATAAAATACCACATTCAACCATATTTAATTTATTGGCATTTATTTTTTCAATAATGTCTAAATATTTTTCATTTATATGATTTAATATATTTTTTTTAATTTCATCTTTACCTTTTTTATATTCTAAAGCATTTTGTTTACAAAATTCAATTAATTTTTTTTCTGATATTCTTTTGTTTTTTTTTATTTTTGTGTTCAATGTTCGTATTTCTTCGGTTGGTTTTAAAAATTTACTATTTTTTGAATGAATATTACAGTAATATAAATCATTTTTATAATATTTTGCATTTTTTCCACAATTTGTTTTATTTTTTTTTAATTTTTCATTACAAATACAATTATTATTCTTGCAAATATTTATTACATCCCATTCATCAATAGAAATTTCATTATTTTCAAAATTTACTAGACAATAAGCAAAATTTTTAATACCAACGTCGATACTCAAAATTTTCATATTATACTATCTTTATAATTTTTTAAGTTTTTTATAAAATATTTTAAAGTTTTTTATAAAATATTTTAAAGTTTTTTATAAAATATTTTAAAGTTTTTTATAAAATATTTTAAAGTTTTTTATAAAATATTTTAAAGTTTTTTATAAAATTTATTGCATTGATGATAATTTCAACAATTCCTCTTGTGTAACAATTGGTGTAACGTATGAACTTTGTAATTCTCTTCTTCCTAAATATAAATTTTTCAAATCAGAACTTTCATATCCATAATGTTTTTTATTATCATTTATACTTTTATATAAATATTTACCGTGTGATTTTGTATTCACAACGTGGTTCATACATTCAGAACTTTCTTTACATGAAGAAATGTTATTTTTATTCATTAATGTAACACCATTAGAAATCATAAATTGTCTATATTCATAGTTATTTTTCATTCCTATTTTTTCCTTTAATCTATTATTTAAATCACACGCTGGATTAATAGATGTGAATAGTCTTCCATCGCTCATTAGTGGTGGATATTCGTTATGTATATTATTTGATCCTGAATAGCAAGTTCCCCAACTCATTTTATATATTAAATATATTTAATTATTTGAAAGTAATTCTATTAGTTCATTTTTTCTTAATTTGCTATAGTTAGTCAAGTCTTTTTCTTCACACATTTTTTTTAAATCTGAAACTTTAAAATTATTGTAATCAATTTCATCATCGTCTTTATTTTCATCATCGTCTTTATTTTCATCGTCGTCGCTGTTTTCATCGTCGTCGCTGTTTTCATCGTCGTCATTGTTTTTTTTTTCTAAGATTATAGGTTGTGAATTATCTTCTTCAACTATTTCTAAATCTAAAGCTATTTTTTTTATATTATCATTATTTACAATATTTTCACCTATAACCAAATCATCTAATATTTGGTGGTGTTGTTCATCATCATCCGTATTGTTTTCTTCGCTGTCTGAATCACTATCTGTTTCATTATCCGAAACTTGTATTAAATTGTTGTGTTTTAATTCAAAGTTTTCCGTCATACGTTCATCAACCATAAATTCATTCATTTGTTTATTAATATCATTTTCTTTAGATGCGGTTATTGGTATATTTTCGCTAATAGACATTTGTTGTGTATTTTGTTGAGCTGTATGACTTTGAACTAAATGAAACATTATATCTAATTTTTCTTCAACTTTTGATACTCTACCTTTAAAATAAACAAAAAGTAAAATACTACTTAATAAAACTAGTGCTAAACAAATAATTAAGATATTCATAATATATTTTTTAAATATTATTCTTTTAATATTTAAACGAGATAATTGTTATTGTATAATAATTATTGCTAATTATTCTAAATTATTTAAAATTTGTTTGGCATTTTTTAAAATTTCTTTCGGATAATCAATTTCTTTTAATACTGTAATACCACCTTTTACTTTTGAAATACCTTCTATAAATTTATAATAATATTTTGGAACATCATTTACAATATCTGTTTTCATTGAATAATTTTCTATATTTTTGTCTTTATCATAAAGATTACAAAGACGTATAAAATGCGTCGTCAGTAAAAATTTAACATTCGATTTTTTAGTTATATATTTCAAATAACCAAATGCTGAACTAATGGCTTCATATGGATTTGTTCCAGAATATAATTCATCAAACACACAAAAATGTCTTGAATTTGGATTATCTCGTATTATATCCAATATTTCTTTACATCTTCTTGCTTCTGCTTGGAATAAACTATCTCTTCCTGATGTATCAGGTATATTAATATAACAATGTATATAGTCAAATGGTGAAATTGTTCCTTTTTCAAAGTATCCAACACCAAATTGTTGCGAAAAAATTGTATTTATTATAGTTGCTTTTAAAATTGTTGTTTTGCCTGCAGCATTTGGTCCTGTTATGATTTTGTTTTTTTTGAAATTTATATCATTTTTAATAGGATTTTTAATTGCAGGATGATATAATTTCTTATATTTTAATTTTGTTTTTTCTCTTTCAAATGATACCTTATTTATTTTCTTTTCGGAGAGATTTTTATGAATTCCTTTCATATTATCGATATAACCATTAAATCCAAAGGAATAATTCAACATTTTTTCAAGGTTGACATTATCATAAATCGTATAAAAATATTTCATTATATTTCCTAATTTTAATAAATTCTTAGCATTCATTGATTTTTTTGGTATATTTTTAATTTTTTCCAGGAAATCTTCCATTTTTTGGCGATTTTCTATTAAATCTTTCTTGAAATTATCATATGAATGATGTGTATCGATAATATTTTCATATAATTTCATTTTTTCTATTGTGCTATTCAAATATGTTCTTAAAATATCTATATTTTCAGTTATAAAATAAGCATTTTTATAGAACCTAATACAAGATAAAATATTTTGATAGATATTAAAAACATACATGAAAGCACAAAATAAAATATACATTTTTTGACTAAATTTTACTTTATGAAATGAAGTAAATAATTGACCTATAGCATGATTTTGCAATTGTAAATATAATATTTTTTTATACATTTGCCAGTTGATTTTCATTTTTAATCCTCGTAAAATAATATATGGCATAATAAAAATAAGCAAAGGTGAAAATAAATTAAACAAAGGTGAAAATAAATTATAGAATGTTAAAAAATATAAAAAAATTTGTGAATAATTTAACCATCTAAATCTACTCCAACCAATATATTGATATTTATTTATAAAATCATCATCCGTTTTTATATCTATCCAATTTTTATACGTTTTATCCAATAATTTCGTATCTAAATTTATTTTATCCATTTGTCCATTTATTTTTTGCGTATCCTTCAAATAATCTATATCCGTAGTATAAAATTTTGAACACCGTTCTACACTTTTCTTACCAACATCAGTAACAGGTTTTAATAATTGTTCATAAATAGGAACATCCCCTTCATTATAAGTATTTAATAATTCTAAATCATTTTTAATTGAATCGTTTAAAATATGTTTTTTTTGTAGATATTCTATTGGAAATTTGAAATTTAAATCCATAATAAATTATACTTTTAGAAAAAGTATAGCAAAAATACGAATTATACTTTTTCTAAAAGTATAAAAAGTATAATAAAACGTAGAGTTAAAGACTTATGCTTTCAGCATAATTACTAGGCATTTCTTCAATTACTGTATTATAAAATTGTTCAAATCTTTTCAATTTTTCAACATCATATTTTGTTTGGAAATTAATAGCAATTCCTTTTCTTCCCCATCTTCCACTTCTACCAATGCGATGTAAATAAGTAAATTCATTTTTTGGAATATCAAAATTAATCACAACACTTACTTGTTGGACATCAATCCCTCTTGAAAATAAATCCGATGTAATTAACACTCTACAACTACCACTCTTAAAATCTTTCGTAGTCTTTTTTCTTTCATCGCTGGTCATTTTACCATGTATTTTCTTTACTGGAAAATTATCCTCCAACATAGCTTCTTCTAAATCATCCACCCTTCTTGTGCTATTGCAATAAATAATACTTTGCGAAATAGTTAGCGTTGCAAAAATATCTTTCAATGTATCATATTTTTCACTATCATCATTTAAATTAACAAAATATTGTGAAATACCCTGTAATGTTAATTCTTCATTTTTTACCAAAATTTTAATTGGATTTCTCATAAATGTGTTAGTAATAGCAGTTAATTCATCTGGAAGAGTTGCGCTAAATAATCCAATTTGAATATCTTCCGGCATGTATTGTAATATTTGACCCATTTGTTCTTTAAATCCTGATGATAACATTTCATCAGCTTCATCCAATACCAATAATCTTAATGTATTTACATTTAATAATCTTCTTCTAATAATATCGTGAACTCTTCCAGGAGTTCCAACTACTAATTGTGGTTGTTGTTTCATAATTTCTTTTTTATTTTCATCTACAGATGTCCCGCCAACTAATAAAACTGTTTTCACTTTTAAATAATGACTAATAGAATCAACAACATCTTTAATTTGTCTTGCTAATTCATGTGTAGGTGCTAAAATTAAAACTTGAGTATCTGGACATTTTTCATCTAATATTTGTAGACTTGAAATTGAAAATGCTCCTGTTTTTCCTGTTCCAGATTGTCCTTGTGCAATAATATCTCTTCTTTTACCATTAATTCCATATATAAATGGCATTACTGCTTTTTTTTGGATAGAACTTGGTTTTTCAAAACCATATGCATAAATCCCTCGCAATAATTCATTCTTTAAATCTAATTCAGGGTCTTCCCAAGTTTCAATTACACTACATTTTTTGTTACTTTTTTCTTCATTATCAGGATTATTTTCCTGTTCGTTTTTCATACTGTTACTCATAATGAATTATATATTTTTTTACATTTAAGTATATTTGGGAATTATATAATTCTAAATCATTCTAAAATAACATTTCAAAATTATATAATTCTAAATGGTATAAAAAAATAAATTGTTATTATAAATATTAAAATGTTGTGTTATACGTATAAAGATTTTAAAGAAATTGAAAATAAAAGTACCATAAATGAATTGAACCAATCAAGTATAAATGTTATTAATGCTATTTCTAAGAAAGTTGGCGCGCCAACATATAGGAAAACACCTGTTTTTAGAAAAAAAAAGCAAGAAATTTCGAATGGTTCATTTAAAAAAACAAAATTATATAATAAATTAGATGAAGATGAAATCAATTGTGACAAAATTAGAGAACTATTGAATAAATTAACTAAAACTAATTATGATATTATTTCCAATGAAATTATAACAAATATTACTCATTTTATTTATAGTAGAAATGAAATTATTTTATTATCTATTGGTAATTCTATATTTGATATTAGTAGTGTGAATAAATTTTGGGTTAAATTATATGCTAAATTATATAATGATTTAATAGTAAAATTTCCAATAATGAAAGATATCTGCACCAAAAATTTTCAATCTTTTATGAATGTTTTTAATGATATTCAAATTGGAAATGAAGAAAATTATGATGAATTTTGTAAAATTAATAAAATAAATGATAAAAGACGGTCACTTTCATTATTCTATACCAATTTATATAACTTTAATATATTATCCAACGATGATATGTTTGTTATTTTAGAACAGCTTATTAATAAAATGTTCAATTATATAGAAAGTAAAAATACAAATATTTTGGAAGAAATATTTGAAAATATTAATATTATATTGAAAAATATAGGAACAAATATTAGCAAAGAAAAAGAAAAATATAATAATATGATTGAAAAAACAATGGAAATTTACAATATAATTAATGACAAAAAAATTAGTAAGAAAATAACATTTAAAATGTTGGATTTATTTGAAGATTTAAATATTGAATTGTAAACATCTTAGACAATCTTAACAACTTGATAAAAACATAATATGTTAAATAAATATAAAACTATTATTAAATTATATTTAATATGTCTAATATAATTTACAATATAAAAGAATCAAAACAACAAAAGATTTTTGTTGATGAAGGTGATATTATGAATATTATTGATGAAAAATTAAAAGATAATTATGAAAAAATTAAAGATAATTGTGAAAATAATGAATTTGACAAAATATATTCTATGCAATTAGATTACGATGAAAATTATATAAAAAAAGATATTGATTTAATAGCAGATTATTACAAAATATCCAAACGAAAAAAAAGAAAAATGGAATTAATTCAAGATATTGTTTTATTTGAAATTAATCCAGGTAATGAAAGTATTGTGCAAAAAAGAAAATTGATGTGGTTTTATATATCAGAAATAGAAGAAGATAGTTATTTACGTAAATTTTTAATATTTAATTAAAATATAATGATTCAGTCTATTTTAGATGAAAATATTGAATATATAGTAAATAAAGAAATAGAAGAAAATGATTTAGGTCGTGAAGTATCTGTTTTTGAATTACAAATATTTGATATTAATGTATGTTTATCTGTAGGAGAAATCAATGATTTATATAAAGACAATAATGTTTTATTTGCACCAGTTTACTTGATTGTTAAAAATGAAAAATGTGAAAAAATAGGATATTTTGAATTTTATTCAAGCGAAATTGCTACTGTTATTGATAAAGATGGTGATTTAGATATTTCTATTCTTGAAGGACCTCTCATATTTGATTACGTTGATAGTGATTATTTAGTTGATCTTTTAAAAAAAAGTAGATTTTTACAAGAATTTACAATTGAAGATAAAGAATTTACACAAGAATTAGAAGAAGCAAAAGAACAAAAAGAAAAAGAAAGAAAAAAAGCTATATCTGTTGAAAATGTTGATGATATAGATAGAATTGAATTAATTTTAAATGATTATGAAGGAAAATTCAATGAAAAAATTGATAAACAAACAGAAAAAATTTATAATAAAGAAGTAAAACAATCTATAGAAACTAATAATTGGTTACAAAAACATTTTAAAAATAATAAATTTGATGAATTGGATAATGAAGGTGGTGGTGATTGTTTCTTCGCAACAATAAGAGATAGTTTACAAGATATAAATATCGATGTAAGTGTTCAATCTCTCAGAAATATTTTATCCAATTCAATGAAACAAGAAAATTTTGAAACTTATAAAGAAAATTTTGATTTATTAAATTTAAATATTCAAAAACTTATTGAGGAAATTAAAAATTTAAAATTAGAAAGAAAAAGATTAACGGAAGAATATGAAAATATAAAAGAAAAAGCAAAGGTTTTTAAAAATAATAACGAACGTGATGAATTTAAAAAAGCTGCTCTAAAAATGAAAGAAATAAAAAAAGAAAATGTTGAAATAACAAATCAAGCAAAAAAATCAATCAAACAATACAAACTAGCTTTACAAGACATTAAAGATTTTAAATTTATGAAAGATATAAAAGATTTAAATAAATTCAAAATGGTTATAAGACAAAAAAATTATTGGGCCGACTCTAATGCTATTTCGTTTTTAGAAGAAATTTTAAATGTTAAATTCATCATATTATTAAAAGAAAATTACGATATTGGTGATTATGGTAATATGATTTCTTGTGGAGATATGGTAAGAGAAAATTTTATAAAAAAAGGATATTTTAAACCAAAATACTACATCATTGCAATTCATAAAATTTTAGAAAACGGTGTCTCACATTTTGTTTTATTGACTTATAAACAAAAGAAAATATTCACTTTTTACGAAATTCCTTATTCTATTAAAAATATGATTAAAGAAAAATGCCCTAAAAATACTCTTTTCAACTTGATACCTATGTTTAAAAGTTTCATAGGTGAACAAATATTTGATGCTACTGAAGCAAAAAGTATTGTAAATACAACAGAAGATATAACACGAGAAGATACAAAACAGGAAGATACAACACGTGAAGATACAAAACAGGAAGATACAACACGAGAAGATACAAAAGTTGATGTTACTGATATTACTGTAGGAAATGTTGTATAATAATTGTTATAAATAATAATGTATTTAAAATATATATGAAATTTATTAGTTTTCCTATTTTTTTAATAAGTTTATCAATTGGTTTATTTATTAATTATATTACTGATCCAAATTCTAAAACAGTTTTTGTTTATCCAACACCAGATAATTTTAAGGATATTCAATATAAAGACAAGAGTGATAAATGTTTTACTTTTTCACCAATAGAAGTATCATGTCCTAAAAACGAATCAGAAATTGAAGAATATGACGTAGATGAACATTAAAAAATTTATTAATTATTTATATATTAATATATATAAATAATGGTGTATATTAAAAGATTATTACATAGTAAATTTGGTAAAGTTGTTATTTCAATTCTTTTAGGATTAGGTTTAGCTACATTATTTAGAAAAGTCTGTAATGATAGAAATTGTTTACTTTTTAAAGGACCTAATTTAAGTAATATTAGAGGTAAAACTTTTAAATATAATGATAAATGTTATAAATATAAAGAAAATGCCACAACTTGTGATAAAACAAAAAAAATTGTTGATTTTGCGTAATATTTCTATTAAACCAATCTTTTAGAATTTATATATAATGTCCACCAGTATTTCTTCTTTACCAAACGAATTAAGTATGGAAAAAAAAGAACCAGTAACTTTAAATATTAAAGAAAAAAATACAATTATACAGCAAAACATACAACAAGCTCCGCAAATGCAACAAGCTCCACAAATGCAACAAGCTCCGCAAATGCAACAAGCTCCGCAAATGCAACAAACTCCGCAAATGCAACCTGCTGAATTGTCAAAAGATTCTATTAATAAAATTATACAAGGTTTACAAGATGCTGGAAGCTCTACCTCTTTACAAAGTCGCGATATTCCTATGAGTATGGAACAAATAACACATGATAATACTGCTAGACCAAATTTTGTTCCAAATCCTTCAGTTGAAAAAAGAAATTATATTCAAGATGAAGAAACAATGGAAACGCTAATTAAACAAAAAAAAGAAAAAAAAGAACAACAAATGGAATATTTTTATGATGAAATTCAAACACCGCTACTTGTTATGGTTATGTTCTTTGTTTTTCAATTACCTATATTCAAAAAATCAATGGTTTCTAATTTCGCTGCTTTTTTTCAACGTTCTGGTAATTATAATCTAAAAGGTATGATTTTTACTACCGTTTTATTTGGAGGCACTTATTATTCCATTATTAAAACAATAAAGTATTTAAGCGAACTTTAAAATTTAATATTTTTTAATTTATTTATTTCAATTTTCCATTCATTTTTTAAAGTTTCAACCAATTCATCATTTTTATAATCTTCAATATAATAAATTTTTTTTATCCCCGATGCAGCCAATAATCTAAAACATATTATACATGGATAATGTGTAACATATGCTATTGATCCTTCACACGATACACCTCTTTTAGCACAATCCGTTATAGCGTTTTGCTCGGCGTGTATAACTGCTTGTTCGTGATTGTTTCTTACAATAGAGTTATGTTGACATCCTGATAAAAACCCATTATATCCTTGACTAATAATACGATTATCTTTTACTAATAAACAACCTACTTGGAGTCTATTACACGGCGAACGTTCTTTTGTTAACCATACTATTTTTGCAAAATATTCATTCCAATCTGGTCTTTTTCTCTCCATTATAAAAAATATAAAATAGATTTTATATTTTTTTAATTTATATTTATTTTTTCTGTTTTATTTTTTCTGTTTTGTTTTATTTTTTATTGTTTTTTCTGTTTTGTTTTATTTTTTATTGTTTTTTCTGTTTTGTTTTATTTTTTATTGTTTTTTTTGTTTTGTTTTATTTTTTATTGTTTTTTTTGTTTTGTTTTATTTTTTATTGTTTTTTTTGTTTTATTTTTAGTTGTTTTTGCTTTTTTACACGTTTTATTATTTTTTTTACGCATTATTTTTTTTCTTTCTTCAATTTCTCTTGGTATATATCGTAAAAACCACCATTGAAACTTTTTAGAATTTCTTTTATCTTTCAATTTGTGAAACATTTCAGTTTTTTCAGCACGCATTCTTTGAATAGTTATTTGTTCGCCATAACAATCTATACTGAATCGTTTCAATAATCCCTTTTGTTTTAATTTATTTCTTTTTTGCGCTTTAAATAAATACTCACACATACAAATAATTCTATTTTTCATATAATAATCTCTATCCACAAACAAAAAAGCTAAATAGAAACTCAACATAGTATCTATTGTTGCTATTCTTAGCTTTTTTCCATTTAATTTTAATACATTATAACTATGACACGCCATTGGTTTATAAATAAATAAAATCGTTTCTCTTCCAACTTTTAATTCTAAATGTTCTGCTATTACTTCTCCAACACCAGGTTTTTTAACAATAGAAATATCTTTGTAACCATTTTCTTCTAATTTATCTTTTAATATATTAGCTGTGATCTTAGGTTCCTCTGATAATACATCAAAATCTGGTATTTTATTGATGTCTTTCTTTCTTGATTTTCTTTTTATTGTTTTATAGAATAATTTATTTGCATAACCTCCGAAAAAAATACAACCTCTATCTATTAATGCATTTAAAGTCAGTTCAAAAATATTTTCTTGTAGTGCTTGTAAATATTTTTTACTTGTCTTTTTTTCATCACTTATTAAATATTTTTTTATTTCTTTTCCTTCTAATACAGTTTCCTTCTTTACACCTATTTCAAAAATTCTTTGAATTTGTTCAGAGCTACAATCATCTCCTTTTAATGGATAATGTTTATTTAATAAAGTCAATCGTTTTAATACTTTTTCCCATCTACTAACATCTCCGTGTGGTCTGCTTAATTCCAAATACATTAACATTCTTAAATAATTAGGAGAAGTGTATAAAATTCCATCTCTTGTTTTTGATTCTTTTTTTAATGTTTTAAATAATTCAGGAACAAGGTATGTTATGTCTGCAACAGGAATATAATTGACGAATACTTTAAATGTTCCTGCGTGAACACCTGATTTTGCTTCAACATCTGTGAAACCTTTTTTATAATATATATCTGCTAATTCTTTTGCATGTTCGAGAGGCTTTGGAGAGAAAAAATCATAATCTGGTAATTCAATATCTTTATTATAAAATTGGTCTTCTGTAGGCAATAAATTGTTAATGGCTGTTCCTCCATAACATATTAATTTTTTCTTTCTTAAAAAGGCCTCTACTATTTCTATAATTGTTTTAATTTCAGGATTATTGATCATTTTTTTCCCTGCTTCTTTATCTATCGAATCTACAGCAGAACGTAAAATAGCCAATTCACATTCTTCAAAATTTACTTTACAATCCATAATATATATTATATACAAAAAATTATATTTATTTACCCCAGGGTCCTTCAACTACTATATTTGCATGTTCAGTACCTACTTGGACAGTTGATTTACTTGAATCAACGCCTTTATTTTGTGCTTCTGGTATTGGAGTAGTTCTACGTTTTCTCCTTATTTTTATATCTTTCAAAACAAATGCTTTTCCTGCATTTAAAAATTTTTTTCTGTATAATTTTAAATTATCATCATTAATGCCAAAATTCATTAATACACCCTGAACACCACAAGCGTGATGCATTTTCCATTTTGAATTGTTTGTTGACATAACATTAGGCGTAGTTATTCCAAATTTTTTTTCTTTCATCTCTTCAATGTATTGTGAAGGTGAACCTTCATTTTGCACTTTATAATCTGTTATATATTTCAATTTTCCTTTTTCACCTTGTCCTCCATGTGCATTTACTATTTCATAAAATCTTTTATTATCTTTAAAATTATTATTAGGGTCATTTACGAAAATTATTACTTTATTTTTTAAATTTTTAAATGGTGTAGTTAAAACAGTATCTTTTTTTCCAATATTCTTAGATAAATGCAAAGAAACTAACTTATCTGATAAATGTTTCATTATTTTTTTTTCTAAAATATGAAAAATATTTGAATTTTTACTAACAATTCTAAAATTTAATAATAGCGGGTCTGTAGAATTTGAAACGCCACCTAAAGCCAATTTTTTTACTTCAGCTAAAACTGTTCCTATTTCTAATTCATTATAAGTATCTTTCATATATATATTATTTCTTCCAGCTGCTACTACTGCCTTACCATCCTTAAAATAAATTTCAAAATCCAATAATCTTACACCCTGTTTTATTACTTCTTGTAAAGCTTCTATACTAACGTGTCCATTAATAACTTCACCATGACAACAACTATTAAAACTACCATATACAGTATAATCAATTAAACCATATTTAAGACCATCTGTAGTTACTGAAATATAATCTGAATTTTCCAATGCACTTATACTCTTTTTATCACCATCAGGTATTTTTCTCATAGTTATTAAACTATTCTCATGTTTAGTTAACTCTTTTCTTAAATATAATGAATAGGTAAAAATAATCAAAAATATAATTGACAGTAAATAAACCATAACTAAATAACAATTACCACTCATAAAAGAATTTATTGTTTTTGTTATATTTTCTGTTGTATTTTTTAATGCATTTTCTGCAGCGTCCATATTTAATATAATAGAATATTTTTATTAAAAATATTTTTATTAAAAATTATTAGTTTAAAATAAAATAATATGTTATATTAACTATGACTGGTGGATTAATGAATTTAACAGCACAAGGAAATGAAAATATAATTTTAAATGGTAATCCAAGAAAAACATTTTTTAAAGCAACATATAATAAATATACTAATTTCGGTATGCAAAAATTTCGAATAGATTTTGAAGGAAATCGTATATTAAATTATAATAGTCCTACTGTTTTAGATTTTAAAATACCAAGATATGCAGATATGTTACACGAAACATTTATATGTATTAATTTACCTAATATTTACAGTCCCATTAAATATAATGATACTGCTATAGATAGTAATAATTTATTACCTTATGAATTCAAATGGATTGAAGAAATCGGTTCATATATGATTAGAGAAATAGAAATTTATAGTGGAGGAGTATCTTTATCGAGATATTCTGGAGAATATCTCTCTTGTTTAAAAGAGAGAGATTATCCCAGAGAAAAAAAAGATTTATGGAATAAAATGACTGGTAATGTTCCAGAATTAACAAATCCAGATAATTGCAATGGTAGAATTAATGTATATCCACATGCTCAATATGTTGATGAAACAGGCGTCGAACCAAGTATAAGAGGAAGAAAATTATATATACCAATGGATGCTTTTTTTTGTGATTCAACAAAATTATCTATACCTTTAGTTGCCATACAATATCAAGAAATATCAATAAGAATTACATTTGAACCAATAAGTAAGCTTTATACTATAAATAATGTAAATGACGTAGTATATAGTACTGGTAAGAGTTACAGATGTGCTCCTAATCCTAATATTCCTGAACATCAAATGTGGCGATTTCTACAACCTCCCGCTGATAAAAAAGCTTCCACATCATTATATAATCAAACAAGAAATGATTGGAATAGCGATATTCATCTAATTTCTACATATATTTTTTTAGGAAAAGAAGAACAACGTGTAATGGCTAAAATGAACCATAAGATATTAATGAAACAAGTATATACATATACTTTTTTGGGTAAATCTGGTTCACAAATTGTAGATATTGAAAGTAAAGACCTTGTAGCAAATTATACTTGGAGATTCAGAAGAAGTGACGCATTTGAAAGAAATGAATGGAACAATTATACGAACTGGGCTTATAAAGATATTCAACCACAAAAAAATCAATTATTAACAACTGAAATGATTACTTCAGCCGGTGCTGATTTTAGAAATCAAAATAAATTATATATTACTGGTTCATTAGGAACATATTCTAAAAATGTAAAAGATATTTTAATTAATCTCGGTATAATCATGGAAGGAGTATATAGAGAAAATATTTTTGATAGTGGTGTTTATAATTATGTTGAAAAATATAGCAAAACAGGATGTAATACAAAGGATGGATTATATTTTTATTCATTCGGAACTAATGGAAAAAGAAGCAATTATCAACCAACTGGCGCTATGAATGTAAATCGTTTCAAAAAAATTTCATTTGAATACAATACTATTACACCACCTATAAATCCTGATGGTGCTTCTTCAGAATATATTTGCGATTTATCTAATAATCCAATTGGCTTCAGAAAAAATATTTCGAAATTAAATACTTATACATTTGACTTAGTTGTTTTTGAAGAAAGATATAATGTTTTGATGATACAATCGGGAAGAATAGGTCTTTTACATGCCCGTTAATACTTTTCTACTTTTAAAAAAAGTAGGACAAAACTCTACTTTTCTACTTTTAAAAAAAGTAGGACAAAACTCTACTTTTCTACTTTTAAAAAAAGTAGGACAAAACTCTACTTTTCTACTTTTAAAAAAAGTAGGACAAAAATATTTATTTTAAATATACTTTTGGGAAAGGTATATTTAAAAATTTTAAAAAAGTTTCCATACTGAATCAAAGAATCGTATATTTCCATATTTATTTTGAGGTCTATATCTGTTTGTATATGCTGTTTTACTTCCACCCAATCTATTTTCGCTATTTTTTATTGTTAACTGTTTATTATAATAATCTTCCAAACTCATATCTTTCTTTCCTGTATCGTGTGGGTTATTTATATCTAAAAACATATTTGCCATTGTTGTATCGGCTGCATTTACTTTATTTGGTTTATCAGTGTTTGATGAACCATGAAAACGGGCATTTTTTCCACTATCCAATTCATTTATACCCTTAAAATCTGATTTTTTCATTCCTATTTTTGTTACTCCATTGTCAAATTTTATATCAAATGTTCCATTGGTATTTTTCTTTATTATTTTTCCATTAACATATGTCGTAGAACCATCTATTTTTGCTTTTATTGATTGACCAACTCTATTTTGTGTAAAAAATCCAGCACTTCCTTCTGGTTCCCAAACCATTTTTATTTCACCTTTATAATTGGTTGGTTGTTTATCAACCCACGTTGTTTTTTTTGTTTTTGGATCAACGTATAAATATGTTTCTTTCATTTTACCCTTCGCTTCCACTTCTACTTTTCCACAACTTGCAGAACAATCTTCTTTCGTTCTACAACCGTGAATTTCTTTATTATAATTACTATTTGTTCCATACATTTTTACTTTTAATGCACCATTAGCATCTTTATCCCACAGTCCAGTATCAACATAATTTGGTTGATTTGTTGGCCCAGGTCGCAAACATTTATATTCACACTTTTTGAAAAATTTCTTATAACCATTTATTATTTTTTGTATTGGATTATTATTTCGTTGACCAGCAATTCCTTCACAACTTCCATCTACATTTATAGGAGCAACACAATTTTTTAAATTACACGTTTTCGCTGTTGTTTGAGTAACACCCATAATATCGTTCTTACAAATAGCTTTTGATGTTGCGTCACTACCGTATTTTTTTGCAGGAGTAGTTGTGTCTTTTGCAGCAAACCATATTTTTGGTTTTTTTCCTTGTGCTGGTGCTTGAGATGATATTTGACAACCATTCCATAAACCATCTCTTTTTGTTTGTGCCGTATCGTCATATTGCTCTTTTTTAGTAACTTCATTAAGTTTGCTTTTTGCATATTGAAGACATTCATCTTGACTCAAATCACCGCCTCGTCCAGAACATTTATCATTTGATTCAGCTACCGGTGGTGCTGCATTTATAGAACCTTGACCATAATCAAAATGATGTTTGCAAATTGGATTCCAAGAGGAATTTCCACCCTTTCCTGTAGAACCTGGTTTAGAATACCATATCTTTTTTCCATCTTTTGCTATTTGACAACCATTCCATAAACCATATCTGGCTTGTCCAGTATTATTGTAATGTGCTTTATTTGAAACATCAAAACCTTTATTTTCTGCTAATTTTTTACAATCTGGTTCCGTTATAAGACCACCTTTATCTTTACATTTATTATTTGCTGCTTGTGCTGCTTCTGCTGCTTCCTTATCCGCAGCTATTTTTAATGCGCAATTACCTTTTTTTACACATTTTTTTGCATCATTGCATGCTTTTTTTACCCACCAATCAGATTGATTACAATTACCATTATTAAGACCTACATTACATGCATTAATTGCATTTGTACCACTTCCTGGCCATACTGTTTTCCAATCATTACATTTAATTATAGTCACATCTTTGCCACCCATGAATTTTTTATATGTTATTGTGTTTGTAGCTCTCCATTTTTTATTTTTACATACATAGCTTGTGCCAGAGGCACCGGGTGCTCCCTGTGGACAAATTTGACCTTCTATACTACAATTCCACCCACCACAACTGGTTGCTCTTTTTGTAAAACCTTCTTTTATTTTTTTTTTATTTAAAATAAAATGGACTGATATAAAAATTGCTAAAATTGATAATATAAATATAATCATAATGGTTGTATATATATTATCTTTTAAAAAAAGATATGACAAAAAGTATATTATATTTTAAAAAGACAAAAAGAATATTATATTTAAAAAAAACAAAATGTTATATTATCTTTTAAAAAATACGAGATGTTTCTTTATTTTTTATTAATTAGATTTGATTTTGGTATAAATTTTAAATAATCTATTTTTCTTCTTCCTTCTGAGTTACTGTCTGTTTCTTTATTCAACAATGTTTCATTTGTTCCTATATATTTTATTTTACCACTTGGAACACCTTCATTTTCTACAAATGCAACTTCTTTATTATTTATAAATACACGAACATCATATTTATTTTTTTTATTTTTTCGGTTTTCATATCTTATTACGTATGGTCCCTGATCTAACATATATTTATATCTTTTTTCACTTATACCCTTAAATATTGATCCATCGGCAGTATAACCATCTCTATAAATACCTGTGCTAAAGCCTTGACCATTTTCATCTTGATTAAAACCCCAATTTCCCTGAACAGTTGCATGTAGTTTTTGGTCAACAGGTATTGCCATTTCTAAATCATAATCGTCAACATTTGGTAAAATAATAGATTTAAAACTATTATCTTCAAATGTTCTCATACGAACATTTATAAATTCTTCCATAACGCTTCCCTTTTTTGGATTAACATAATTTTTTATGTCTATGTATATATTTAATATTATGAATGAAAATGTAAATAAAATAATCATAGCAATAAATATTTTTATAATTATTCCAGTAGTCATATATATTAAATAATTATTTTATTAGATAATAAAGCATCGAAAATTCTAAGATTTTTCGTGTAAAAATAATCTTTTATATCATAATACAAATTATAACCAATAAATAATATTATAACTATAACCATCACAGTTAAAAAGTCTTTTATCATATATAAATACAAACTATTTTTTTTACTAAATGTTATATAATTTCAATTATATTTAGATTAAAATAATTTTTAGCAAAATATAATTGAAATTATATAACATAAATTATTACTTTTAATAATAATAATAATATATTTTTTATATATAATATGAAACGTTATGAAATAATATCACAAACTATAATCAGTCAATTATATAGTTTAAAAAATAAATTTTTAAAAAAAAGAATAAGAGAAGGATTGGACAATGAATCTTGTGAAGATGGACATTTCGATGGTGGTGATGGTAAATGTTTGAAAGAAATCCAAACTATTGAAATATTTGTTAAAAAACCTTTGGTTGTATCAGTTGTTATTTTATTATTAGCTTATCTTTCATCAGGATTTTTATATAAAATAAAAAGTATGCCATTGGTAAATAGCGGAGATAAATGTAAAAAAATAAGTATTGGTAATTATTTAAATACAAATTTTGGAGATATTATTAGTGGTAAACCTTTTGTAAAAAAAAAAGATTATACAAAAAAAGGTAAAGAAAAAGATATTTTAAGTAGAATATTATTTCCTTATTTTCCTGATAATGAATATTTATATCCTCCTTCCACCGGAGAAGCTGAAGCTAATATAACTCTAAAAGATCAATTTTTTGCTGTAACACGATGTTGTCTTGTATGTATCAGTATAATTATGTATACATTTTTAGGAACTATGAAACAAAAAATATTTGGAAATAAATTTTGGGGAACACTTCCTGAAATTCAACAACCTCCAAATAAAGAAGCGTGGAAAAAAGATTTAATAACAATCTTTCCAGCACTATTTTTCTTTATATTTTTCCTTTTTGCTTTAATGGGTTTTAGTTTAATTCTGCCTTTATTTTTTTCTGTTTTATGGATTGGTAATATTTTCCTTCGTTGGCGAGAACAGTTGGATAATAAAGATGATTCTGTTAGTGAAATAGAAGATACTGTAAAATGGATTATAAGATGTGTCCAACTTTTTGTGAGGGGACTAGGTGCTATGTTAGGTTCAATGTTCATATTTTTAATGAATGCATTTTTTATTCCGGTTGTATTAGTATTTTGGTTAATATTTAATGTTGGACTCGGACTTCATGAAGATAAACGTGATGGAATAGCAACAGTATTTCAAACGTGTGCAAATGTTATTTGGGATTATAAATTTATATGGGCTTTTATTGCTATATTATTTTGGGTTTCCAGTTTCGAAACTTATTTAAAAGGTCCAGAAAATATTTTATCTGATTTAATAAATGAAGAACATATCGGTTATTTACCATCCATATTAACAGCCATAGCTTTCTTTTTTATGATGACACAACAAAGAAAATATTTTAATTCATTAATACCAACACCAAAATATAATAAAAGCTGTGTTCCTAATTGTAACGCTCCTGCTATGACTTCAAGTGAAAAGGGAGCAACAAAAGAATGTCCTCCAAATTCCTCTACACCGGGAACAATATAAAAATGCAATTGTTTAAATTTCATTAAATATATATTTCATTAAATATACAATTAATTAAATATACAATTAATTAAATATACAATTAATTAAATATATATTAAAATTAAATTAAATATATGTAATTATATAATTTATTATGGGAAAAAAGAACAGAAAAAAAAAAGTGTCAGCTAATGGAAAACCATTCGTCAGTGTTTGCACACCAACTTATAATCGTAGATTGTTTATACCGAATTTGATTCGTTGTTTTCAAGCTCAAACATATCCTAAATCTTTACTTGAATGGATTATAATAGATGATGGAGAGGATTCCGTTGAAGACCTTTTTAAAGATGTTGAATGTGTTAAATATTTTAGATACGAAGAAAAAATAAAATTAGGTAGAAAAAGAAATTTAATGCATGAAAAATCAAAAGGCGATATAATAGTTTATATGGATGACGATGATTATTATCCACCCGATAGAGTTCATCATGCTGTTCAAAGATTAGTGTCTATTCCTCAAGCAATGGCAGTAGGAAGTAGTATAGTTTATATTTATTTTAATGATTTGGACAAAATCTATCAATTTGGTCCTTATGGTGCTATGCATGCTACAGCTGGAACATTTGCGTTTAAAAGAAAACTTTTAGAAGAAACGAGTTATGATGATGAAGCTGAATTAGCGGAAGAAAAGAAATTTTTAAAAAATTACACTGTTCCTTTAGCACAACTAAATCCTATGAAAAGTATATTATGTTTTGCACATCAGTATAATACCTTCGATAAAAGAAAATTATTAGTAAATCCTAATCCTAAATTCGTAAAACCTACGAATTTAAAACCAAGTGTTTTTATTAAAGATAAAAAAATGTTGAAATTTTATGTTGAAATATAAATTATAATATTTAATTATAATATTCAATGCCCTTGTGGCGCAATGGTTAGCGTATCGGTCTTCTAAACCGGGGGTTGCAAGTTCGAGTCTTGCCAGGGGCTTTAATAATAAATTTTTTTTTGAAAAAAAAATTATTATACTATGTTATATGAAACTTCCAAAACCATTGAAGAAAGTCATAAAAACATTTGAAAAACAACCAGACATGATGAAATTAATAATTATGTTATTCATTTTATACTGCTTATACTATTTATATAAACAATTAAGATGGGGTATTGGAAGCAGTATGTATTTAGAAGGTTTCATGGATAAAACCTTTGTTTTCTTTAAAATGGAAGGATGTCCACATTGCGTTAAAATGCAACCAGAATGGGATAAGTTTAAAAAAAACAATAAAAGTGGTATAGCAACAGCAGAATTTGAAGCATCTAAAAATCCAGAAGAATGTAAAAAATACGGTGTAAAAGGTTTCCCTACTTTACTTTTAATTCAAAATGGAAAAGTATTGAAGACCTATTCTGGTGATAGAAAGGCCAGTGCTCTTGAACAATTTGTTAATTCTAACAAATAATTCAAAATATATTTAAAAATCATATAAATCTATACAAAAACATATATTTCATTGCATTTATCAATATACCTATATAATCTTGATATGTCTAATTTTGATATATCATAATTTTCATTGCTTAAAAAACTATATATTTCTTCAACATCTTTTGTTTTTCTTAAATGAATAAAGAATGAAAACAAATCTTTCTTATCCATCACTAATTTATTTGACAAATTTTGTATAAAAATTGTATTATTATATTCAGTAGAATATTTTGTTAAAACCTTTGTAAATCTAACCTCGTCTTTCTTTTCTATTTTTTTCGAAATATTTTTGTGAAATAACATATTATTATACATTGTTTTAATTAAAGAAGTCATTTCATTAAATATCCATATCTGCTTTTGAAATGTAATTCTATCAATGTAATCTGAAAAAACGAAATTATCCAAGATATCGATATAATTTTTAATATTTTCATATTTATCTTTATCCAAATAATCTATGATATTTTCATGAAATAATAATCCCACGCTTGTTCTATCTGTTTCATTCATTATAAAATGATGATTATTTAAAGTATAACTATTAGATAATAATTGCCAAGTTATGTCTTTTGTATTTTCATTGTAATTTTTTTTTTGAAAAATTTTATGTATCAAATGGTTTTTTAAAATTTGTTCATGATTTTTATAAATATCATATGTCGATTTTAATTTTCTCAAATCACCCTGTATATAATTAACTATATTTACTAGTAATTCATTATCTACATTTGGTATTAAAATATTCAAAATATTGTTAATTTGTGTATTTGTTGGTGATTTTAATTCTATCGTTGTGCATATTTTCATCATTTCACGTATTTTTTTATCCATATGATAATTACCTATACAAATTATTGGTATCATTGTCGTATCTTCTTTCTTTTGTTTATTCGTCTTTTTTGGTCTTATTAATTTAATTAAAGAATTAATACCACCTTTATCACCATTATTCATTCCATCTATTTCATCCATAACAATTGCTATTTTTTTTATTTTTTTATTAAACATACTCAATACATTCTTATCTGACATATTTTGCTTTGTTATTGTATCTATTACAGTCTTATTTCTCACATCTCCCGCATCATACATAATTATATCATAATTTAATTTTTTTAATGTATTTTTTACAAATTGTGTTTTTCCCGCACCAGGAGAACCATACACATATATTCCTCTTTTTGTCAATAATTTTTGTTTATTTATTTCAAAAATATTTAAACTTTCTATTAATTTTTCTGCACATTCTTTTCTATTTAATAATAAATTCAAATTCAATTGCTCCATCTATTATTTATACGTCTTATTTTTTTATCCCTTTTTTTACGAACAATTCCTTTATTTTTTTCAAAATCACATATAACATTTCTACATAGTGTTGATTCCATTTGAATACATAATTGCTCTAAATATTGAATATAATTGCTATATTTATAACCTCTATATCTATATTTCTTTATATTGATCCAATGGTTGTATTTATGTTTTATCAACATTTCGAAAATATAATTCATATTGTTTGTAATAATTTTTTTTATATATGTTTGAAATGTGAACTTTTTTTTATATGAAATACTTCTAAACGGTATACCTTCGCCATTACAAGTTAATCTTAAATTCATATATTCATTTTCATAATCTTTTTTATTTGTAATTATTATAATTTCTCTCGGGATATATTCTTTTATTATCATTACTATTTCAATTGGTATTATATCTATTTTATTTAGCAGAGAAGACATATAAAATTTAATTATATTATTTAAATTTTATATTTTATATAAATTTAATTTATTGTTTAGCATAAATTTCTATTAGTGATACCATCCCATATAACTCCTTGTTGCTTAGCCCATTCACATTTTTTAATTCTACCAAGTGTTCCTTCTGTATAAATATCGTTACCAGTTGGAACAGTATAACCTGTTGCTAAACTACCTTTATTTTGATTAGTCGCTTGACATAATGATCCTGACGTCACTTTCCAATAGTCAGGACATTTCGGTATTTCTGGTGGAAATACTTGATTTTTATAACTATTTTTTATTAATAAAGACATTACTATCAACATTCCTAAAAAAATTGTTGTAGCTATCATTAATACTGATCTTTGAAAACCCATTATATATATATCTTTTAAAAAAAGATATGGCAAAATGTTTCTTTAAAAAAAAGATATGGCAAAATGTTTCTTTATATCTTTTATATTTTTTTGCTTGTTTATTTTTTCTTGTTAAAGTGTATATATGAACGGTCGAATAAACATTATGGGAAAAAATAATACAAATAGATTTTTATTATACGAAACACCTACTGTAAAAAAATCAACAGATTATAAAGATGCTCTCGTTGGAAATTTTCATGCCAGTCTTTTATCTAAAACTTATTTTTCTGCAGCCAATATTAATATCCTCCAAAACGCCATTATCAACGGTATCTATCAAAAATCAAATGGTCGTTTCAAAATTGGTTACCAAGATGAAGACGAACTTAAAACTATTATGAGAGCAATGTTCCTACAATATTCCAAAAATTTAGAATGCAATATAAAGGAACAAATTGAAGAATTAAATAAATTTGTTACTGATTATGCTGTCCCTAGAGTTTACAATGAAGCTGTTAGTTACATTAAATATAAAAATCAAGTAAGTAATCTTGCTACACCCATTGCTTTACCTGTTTCCAGTTATCACTCTAATACATTGGAACTTAAACCTTTTTTTTAAATATATAATTTTTTTTATTTTTTTACAAAAATAAAAAAAATTATATATTTAAAAAAAGAAATTATTGAGATTAACGACGTCTTGTTTTTCTCTTTATTTTTCTTTGTTTTCTTTTTGTTTTTCTTTGTTTTCTTTTCTTTTTTCTCTTTGTTTTCTTTTTGTTTTTCTTTGTTTTCTTTTTGTTTTTCTTTGTTTTTCTCTTTGTTTTCTTTTTTCCACCTTTAAAACGTGTAAGATCCTTCTCTGCTTTTGCTCTTTTTTTTTCTAATTCGTTTAAATTTTTATAATATTCGTTGTAGAGATTTTCAACTTTTTTATTAATCTTTTCGTAGATTTTATATCTAGGATAATTGAAAATATTAAACTTCCAACCCGGAGGCGGATTGGAATTTTCTGGGTTTTCGGGGATTGGGTTTTCCATTTTGTATAGTTCTAATTCAATATTCGCCACCAACAGGTTCAGTTGTAATATTGTTTCCCAGTTTTTTCGTGCAGTTTTAAATTCCTCTTCTCCTACTTCCTGGTTCGCTTTTTTTGTCATTGTATCATTTAATTTTTTAATTCTTTTAATAAAGCTTTCTCGATGCTCCCTCAATTCATTTTTTCTATTCTCATTCAAAAATTCTTCTATATCAATATCAGGGAACTCAAAATTTTTTTTTTCATTCCATGTATTAAAATTTTCACACCATTTCATCCATTCAGGACCTTTCTTATCCAAGCTAGTACACCATTCTTTAATTGCATTATAATGATTAGACATGTTTTCTATATTTTTCATAACATTTTTTGCTAATTCTTTGTTTTTATTATCAGTGGTGAAATTTTCATAATATTTAACAACTTGATAGTATATATTCATGGTAGTTCGTTGATTTTCATCTAGTGCAACACCATTATATCTATAGTTAATCCAATATGTAAGACGTTCGGGTTTATCTTCGACAACAGGGCTTAAAAAATATTTAATAGGATATAATTGAAATTCTTCCCACGTCTTTGTTAATGGCTCCGTTATAACATCGTTCATATCCAACTTCTCATCAACATCAACAATAATTCTATCTAATCCTAAAAACGGATTTTCTTTGTGTGTTGCTAAATACCATTTTGGAAATTTCTTAATACTATTAAAAAAATCGTTTATCCTTTCTGCTAGTTGCATTTTTTTAGCTAATTCATTGTTATTGACAGCTTCCTTCAAATCTGATTTCAGTTCTGTTGAACCTGGTAATATAAACAGTGGATTGACATTATTAACTAAAACATATGGATCTTGTTCAGAAATCAAAGTGTTGTTGTTGTCGTAATTTTCCTTTGTTGAAAGTGTTTTATTCTTTGGTGAAGAATGAGTGCTTTTTGTCTCGATTGTAGATGATGATGATGGTGATGATGGTGGTGATGGTGGTGGTGATGATAATTGCAATGATAATGGTGGTGGTGATGGTGGTGCTAATCCTATTTTTGTCTCGATTGTAGATGATGATGATGGTGATGATGGTGGTGATGGTGGTGCTAATCCTATTTTTGTCTCGATTGTAGATGATGATGGTGATGGTGGTGATTTAAAAAATGGTGGTTTGGTGATGTCGTATAGGTCCATGTTCTTATCAGTAAGTGTATCCTCAGTTTGAGGATTAGTATAAGTGCCCTCAGTTTGAGGGTTAGTGTCAGTTAGTTGAGATGTTTTTTCCATTATAAATTTATATATAAATATATATAATAATATATTTATAGTATATTCCTAAATTTTTTAAAACGCGCTTAAAATACCCATTTTTTGTTTATAATTACTTTTTTTTCTTTCCATATTGTCTGGTTCTTCTTGCTCGTTGGTATTTTTCAAATTCTATTTTCAATTCTTTCAATTCTGCTTTCCACATATCTTTCAATTTCGTATTCTTTAATATTTCAAATTCTTTCATTTTTTCATCTTTTTCTTTCAATAATTTTGCCACATTTTCTTCTTCTACTTGTTCAATACGCATCCCTCTTAAATATTTATATTCTTCATCGCCATCCATCACATCATAATTTCTCGCTTTCAATAATGCAATAACATCATCTTTCTTTTTTTTTCTTAAATCTATTTTATCTTCACATTGTTCCAAAATGAATTTTGCTTTATTCGTCAATAATTTTACCTGATATTCCATCAAATCTAACATATATTTCTTTCTTTTGTTGTATCCTAAAAATCTTACTTTATAATAATCATTAATTATTTCATACACATTTTCATATTTCTTCAATCTATTTTTTTCTGTAAATAGATTCATATTAGTCAATGATTTTGTTACCGTCAAATTCAACGTTTTTTCCAACATATTGATGTGTTCATCGTATTTTTTTGATAATAAATTTGGCAATACCCCAGGATAAAACTTCAATGTAAAATCAATATCTACATCTGTACACATATCCTGCTTTTTCTTTATTACTGGAATTTTCTTCTTCCCCGTTTTTGTTTTATCAGACATTAGATATTCCAAAAACTCATTGTAATCAGTAGTCCATGTTCCAATGGGTAATTCAGTAATTTTAATTGTATCTGCACTAATCACTTTATATTTACCCTTAATCAAATATTTATTTTGTTTGCCATAATTTTTTATAACCGTTCCATTAAAATTCTCATAATAAGGATGTAATTCTATATTTGTCTGTTTACCATTTATTTTATTTTCCATATATTTAATTATGTCTGCAATATTAAAAGATGTTCCTTCATAACTAAATCCTGTTCCAATTCCTTTACCACCATTTACTAATGCAAACGGTATAATAGGTAAGTAATATTCTGGTTCAACTTTTAATCCATCATCATCATTATAATTTAATATTGCTTTATCCTCATCTCTGAAAATAAATTTTGTTAATGGATTTAATGCTGTGAAAATATATCTTTCACTTGCATGATCTTTACCTCCCATTAATCTCGTGCCAAATTGACCATTCGGCATTAAAACATTTGCATTATTTGAACCTACAAATTCTTGTGCCATACCAATTATACTTTTAATTAAACTCATTTCACCGTGATGATAACCTGAATGTTCACTAACATATCCAGCCAATTGCGCTACTTTAATTTCATTCGTCAAATTTCTTTTAAAACAAGAATACAAAATCTTTCTTGTGCTTATTTTCCATCCATCTATCACATTCGGAATAGATCTGTCACAATCATATTTTGAAAAATGCTTCATCTCTTTATCCACAAAATCAGTATATGTTATATTACTTGTATCTGAGTTTAATACTTCATCTTTATCATAATTTCCCAACCATTTCTTTCTATCATCTGCACGATGTTTATTAAATACTTTATCTATTGAATCACTACACGTTTCTCCTTCATATTTAAATGTAACCATTTTTTTATTCTTAAAATATTGTTTAAATTCTTTTGAAGAACTTGTTCCTAAACCTTTAAAATATTTTATCTTCCATCCTTTACCTCCATCAGTAACTTCTTTCCATTTTTCATATTTACTTTCATTATAGAAACTCAATTCTTTTTTCCCTTTTTTTGCCTTTAAAATTGGTGTGTTCATAAAACCTAGAAAATCATCAATCTTAATTAATTCTTTCCATTGCGAATGAAACATATTAATACATAATCCTTTAATATGTGAACCATCCAAATCTTGATCTGTCATAAACAATACTTTTCCATATCTCAAATGTTTTTTAATCAATGGTTTAGTATATACTTTTCCAGTTTCCAAACCTATTATTTTTTTTATATTTGTAATCTCCGCATTAGAATTAATTCTCAATTGTGAAATATCTTTCGTGTTCAACAATTTACCTTTCAATGGAAATACACCAAACCAATTTCTATCTTCTTTACTCAAACCTGATACAATCCCTGCTTTAGCTGAATCTCCTTCACATAAAATTAATATACATTTATCACTATCAATTGTTCCCGCTTTATTAGCATCCATTAATTTTGGAATCCCTCGAATATTTGTTGTTTTCTTTCCATCGTTTTTCTTTGCTGCTTTACTTGCTTTCACTTCATTCAATGCTATAGCTGAATCCATAACACCCATCTTCGCCAACTTTTCAATGAATTTATCACTCACTTCACATTTCGAACCAAACTTTGAAACAGGTGTATTCATACATTCTTTTGTTTGACTATCAAATGCTGGATTTTCAATAATACAATTCAAAAATAACATCAATTGTTCTTTAATTGTTATCGGTTTCACTTTAATCTTCTTCTTCTTTTCAATGTAAACAGACATTTTCTTTACGATTTGATTCATAATATAATCAACATGCTTTCCTCCCTTTTTTGTATTGATACCATTTACATATGATACTTGTGTAAATTCATCCAATGGGCTAATACATACTGCATATTCCCATCTATTACCAGGCTTTTCATACAATCTTTTTGTTTCACCTTTTAATCCAATATACCTATCAATATAACTTTCAAATGTTTTAATAGGAACGGTTTTACCATTGAATTTAACATTCACTGATTTATCTGTAACGGCTGCAATATCCCAAGTTCTCTTTTTAAACATCTGAAACATGTCATCTGATAATCCTTTTAAACCAAATCTTTCGTAATCTGGCAACCAAGATACTTTTGTATAAGGTTTTATAGTTGAATTTGTTACTTTAGGTTTACAAATTTTTCCCAAATTATCTTCAAATCGTTGTTTGTATTTCTTTTGTCTAATATGATCAACCGTTTCAATTTCACCCCATTTAGCATAAATAAGAACTAATTTGAAACCAAAACCATTTTTTCCCCCAACTATTTTCTTTGCCTTTTTATCATAATTTGTTCCTGTTCTTAAATGACCAAAAATCATTTCTGGAATCCATAATTTATGTTCTGGATGTTTTTCAATATCAATTCCATTTCCATCATTCATCATCGTAATAACACCTGTCTCTTTATCAACTGTAATTTCAATATTTTTAACTGGAATGATTTTTTTACTTTTTTTCTTACCATTTAGACGAACATAATGATCTCTCGCATTCACTATACCTTCATCAAAACATTTATATAACCCTGGAACCCAATTATATGATGTATAACTCATTTTTTCATCATTTAACAACCAACCTTTATCTTCATCTTGTTCAATACTCCCAATATATGTATCAGGAGCATCTTTAATATGTTCTATATCTGTTTTCTTTTGATATTTTTGCTTTAATTCTTCAGTTTTAGACATCGTGTTTAATTTATAATATTTTTTTTATATTATTTTAATTAATTATTAATACAAAATCAATTTATATTTTTTTTTATGTTTTTGGGGGAAATTAAAAATTTCAACCAAAAAACATAAAAAAAAATATGGTAAATCTATTAACACTTTTTAATATTTTTTTTAATGTTTTATTTTATGTTTTTTTGGGAATCCCAAAAAAACATAAAATAAAACATTAAAAAAAATATGCGTTTGGATATATTTAGTAATAAATAATTTTTTCTAATTCTAATATATATAATGACCAGAAGAAATTGGAAAAGAACTGCTGATCGCAAATACCTTGTAAATGGTAAGAAATACGATATGCTCGTTGGTTCCAGACGTCAAGTTTGGAATGGCACCGCATACAAAACCAACCCAGGCAAAAAAGCCCTTACCAAAAAGCATTTAATGCAAAAGAAAAACGGCAACATTGTCTCCAAAAGAAAAAGTGCCACCGCCAAAAGACAAAAGAATTTAGGTAAATATATCGACCTTGCTCGTAAAAATAAAGGCAAGAAATTCCAAAAAATGACAAAAGGTCTTATGAAAACAAAACGTAAAGCAAAGAAAACAAAACGTAAAACAAAACGTAGAAAGGGTACCAGAAAACGCCAACGTTAAATTTAATATTTTTTAATACTTTAGAAAAATATTAAATCGATGTATATATTATAATGAGTGGAAACGAGAATAGGATTGATATATTTGAAGGACTTGATTCGAAGGACTTTGTTGATTGGGATTCAGTAGCATATGTTGCTTCAGATGTATTTTTTAGAACACAAAAAAAGATCGATTTTAATGAAGATAATTTGACAAAGATATGCGAAATATTGATGGAATACAAGAAGGATGACACGTACTGGAATGAAAAACGAGATGATGGTATTATTGAGTTTCTCCGCCTCGTTTGGGATCTCCGCAAAGAAGAGTCTTGGAAAAATGGAAATTGTTTGAATCCCGAAGATGAAAAAGAAGATAACCATGGTAATAAATTAGGATGCCGGAAATGGGGTTGGGAGAAACAGAAAGAATTAGCTCAAACAATTATAACGGTGGCGGAAAAAATAAAAATAAAGAAAATTGATGAATTATTAAAAATTATCAATAAAAAAACTAATTATGTTGAGCCACTTGAAGGTGGAAAATATTTTTTAACACCTGAACAACACACACAATTTGAAATCGATGGTTCCGATTCAAATGAAGGTGGACGTAGAAAACGCCGCAGAAAAAGAACAAAAAAACGCAGAAAATCGCGTAAAAGAAAACGCAAAACCAAGAAACGCAAAAGAAAAACCAAAAAACGTAAAAGAAAACGCCAACGTTAATCGATTATTTTAGTTCCAAGTTGTAATTGTTGTCCATCAGGATTAACAACTACTACTACATCTTCATTGAGGGGTTTTTTTATTACTCGTTCATTCAAATTATTTATATATAAATTAATTATCTGCATCCTTTGCTCTTGTGCACGATTTTCAATTTCAATTAATTCATTTTCAATTTGTCTTTCATTAATTTGTCTCATTCGTATTCTTTCAAGAACTTCTCTTTGATCACTTACTCTATTTATTGCGTTTATTTGTTCTTGTGTATATTCTGTGGAAAATTTATAAATACAGCAACCAAAACATACTATAATAATTACTATAAATATAATTAAACCGTATTCTTCAAATATATCACTTTTAGAAGCCATTTTTTAAATATTTAATTGTTTTTGAAATAATAAAAAATTAAAATCAATTTTCATTTAATATAAAATCTATATTGTCAATGAAATAAGTTTTGCTTACTATCATTTTTGGTTTTGTTTTATAATATTTTTTATACATATCAATTTTACTAATATTTTCATCAAACACGAGAGAATTTATAGATTTTTTTATAGATGCCTTTTTATCCCAATCCAAGCATCTGTATCCTTGAACAACTTTATTATTTAATATTTTAATGTATGGAAGATAATTTATTATTATTTTTAATAATTCTCTCTCGTTTGTAGTTTTGATTCCAGTATGAATTTTAAAAAAATAAAATATCTCACTTATTTCTATCTCATCGTTCATATCTGATATTATTTTGTTTTCCCAAAAACTCATAAACTTTCTTAAAATAAATAAATGTTTATGTGTCTTATTTTTTATTTTTAAATTAGCATTCAAAGTAATATCAGGAATATTTTGAAATTCTAAAAAACGTTCCCATAAATAATTAATTTCCATATCTGTTATAATAGTTTTTTCTTCACTCTCCACTAAATAATTTTCACAAAACAATTGAATAATATACGATTCATTTTTATTTTTAAAAAACAATATCTTATCTTTATTTTCCACTTTATCTTTTAAATATATTTCAGAATTTTCATATCTTTGCGAATAATGCAAAGCAACTGCAACAATATTCAATATATTCTGTTCTATAAAAAATTTCCAATAAACTTGATTTTCTATTGAATCTTTAAAATCAATTAATCTGTATTTATTATATGAATCTTCTTGTAATTTACCAAAATAAAAAGATGAAACAATATCCCCATTATTAAAATAATCTTTATAACAAAATAATATATGGTCTAAAAATGATTTGGCATTATTATTCACAATATGAAATATATTTGTTTTTTTTTTCAAAATATTATCACCAAGAATTGTCAAAAAATATTTAGCTTCAGCCTTTGCATTAAATAATATAGGATATAAATACTTCATAACATTTTGTATAGTAATTGATTCTGGGATTCCATTTGTTATAGGATTGTCTCTTATTTTTTCAATTAACAAGTTTTTTATTTCTTGTTTATCTTTTAAAAGTGACTTTTCTTTTGAAATTTTGGAGAGAATTTTATACAATAATTCATCTTCGCTTATTTGTGAATAATTCTTACCGTCATATTTTATATATAAATTATTTGATGAAAAATATTGAGTTTCATTTGTCATAAATTTTAATATAAAACTTATTTTCTTTGTGCTTTTTGCATTTTTTTCCATTTCTTTACACCAACATACTGCTTCAATAGGTAATTTATTACAAATACTGTCGCTGATTTTTTCTAAAACAAAATCGTTATTTTCATATTTTTTATACAATTCCAACAATTTATTTAATGGTTTTTGTAATATTTTATTCATTTAATTGTTTTTTTATTTTAATTTTAAGTAAATTTTTCATAAGTATTTAAAGATTAATGTAAAAAAATATATACTAATGTCTACATCATCAAATTGTGTATTGGAAATAAAAACAGTTCAAATTGCTCCCTTCAGAACATTAATGACCGCGTTAAAAGATATATTATTAGAAACAAATATTACTTTTGAAAAAGATGGTATGCGAATTATTAATATGGATAAATCACATACTATTTTGGCACATTTATTTTTAGATGCAAATAAATTCGAACATTACTATTGTAAATATCCAAAGATTGTTATAGGTGTTAATATGTTTCATTTATTTAAATTAATCAATTCAATAGATAATGATGATACATTAACTATATATATTGAAGAATCAGAATATTCAGATGGAATTGTTAATTATTTGGGATTGAAATTCGAAAATGGTGATATTCAACAATCAAAGAATCAAAAATTAAAATTAATTGAACCTGATGAAGAAGAATTAGAATTGCCAAGTGTGCAATTTTCTTCCGTTATTAATTTGCCTTCCAGTGATTTTCAGAAAATCATCCGCGATTTATCTAATATATCTGGTCGGTTGGAAATCAAATCTGTTGGAAATGAATTAATATTCAAATGCCAAGGACCATTTGCAAATTGCGAACTAAGTCGCACTGAAATGGATGGCATCACCGAATTTGTTCAAAAACAAGATAAAAATACTATCATTCAAGGAGAATTTTCACTTAAGAATCTTGGTTATTTCATTAAATGCACCAACCTTTGTAACTCCATTGAAATGTATCTCGAAAATGATTTACCTTTAATTGTTAAATATTCTGTAGCCAGTTTAGGTGAAATTAAATTATGTTTGGCACCATTACCCTGTTAAATTTTAATTATTGTTTTTTACTGGTTCAAAAACCAGTAAAAACAATAATTAAAATTTGTTAAATAAATCTATATTATATTTATTTTTTATATACAATATAATAATGGTTATACCTATTATAAATGATAAATGTTTTAAACTTTCGTTTCGCGTTAAACCTAAAATAACTAATAATGGACCAAATATTATAATATTTAAATAATAGTTATTTGTTTCATCATAAATATTGTTAGTAATTGAATTATTATCAGTAATAAAATGATTAATAACAATTTTATATATTGAAAAAAATATTAACAAAATTCCAATTAATAATATGATATAATTTATTGGAAAATCAATATTTTTTGAACCTAAAAATATTAATAATGGCGATAATAAAAATAATATAAAATTCATATATTATTTTTAATTAAAATATTTTGTTGATTTTATCACAATATAACAATTTTATAATATTTAATAATCTAGATTTAATATTCTTGATTTAATAATCTAGATTTAATATTCTTGATTTAATAATCTGGTTTGTGTTTTTTAAAAATACATCCCTGAAATGATACTCCTTCGATTTCAATTAATTCTTTAACATTTTGATATTTTAAAGTTCCTGTCCAAATTTTCAATATACAAAAAGATTTTTTTGGTGATACCGTAATACCATTAATTGTTTTTAATAAATTTTTGTTTTTTGTTATTGATTCTCCCGATAACATATATGACATTTTTTTCCATACTGGTGCAATGCTTTTATTAGTTATTTTAAAAGAGAAACAACCTCCTTCGCAATTTTTTGGATCCTCCCACATTGGTAATATTCCCTTTCTCATAAAAAATAACATGCAATTTTTTATCATTTGGTCAGGTAAACTGTTTTCTAATGCTATCACTTCTTCTACGGTAGAAACTTCTGTTATTTTAATGTAACTTTTTAAAGACCAATCAGTGTTATGTGGTAAATGCGCCCATAAAACCCATTTATCATAAAGTTTATTAGAGCTATGAGAACTTTCATCGTGGGAACTTTCCATTTTGGAACCTTCCATTTATAATAAATTATATTTTTTTTCTTTAATTAAGTTTAAAATATTTTATATTTAATTTCATTATCTTCTTCAAAAATTTCTACGCCTTGTTTTTCATTTAATTCAACCATTGTAACATTTTTATCAATAATATTAATTTTATAATTTTCATTTAATTCTTCACTTAAAATATTTTCTTCTTTTAAAATAAATTTAATAAAGTTTTTATTCAAAATTTTATTACTAACTACGTAATATTTATCTAATATATGATTTAAATCTTGTTCATTATCGCCATTTAATAATTGAACATTCAAAAATATTTTCGTATCATATTTTATATTTTCTATTTTTTTTCTTAAAATATTCATTATTTTTTCATCATCATTAAAATCTAATTCATCATTTTTTATTTGAATATATTTATTATCATTATAATTTGAAATAAAAATATTTTTTGCATTTTCTATATTGTTATACAATTCGTCGTTTTCATCTTCTAAATAATAATCTTCCTCATTTTCATATATCAGTAACCCCTTAATTATTTCATTTTTATCATTCAATAAAACTATTTTATAAGTATCTTTATTTTCTTCTTCATTATCATCCTCTTCTTCCGATTCACATCTTTTCAAAAAGTCATTAAAGTGGCGTTTACTTTTATTATAAAAATTTAAAATGTTAAAACCTTTAAACATTAAATATTGCTTCACATCATCCATATTTTTTATTTCATTTTTATTATATTTACCTAATAATTCTAAAGTTAAAAAAGCACCTGAAATAATGCATCCATTGTAAATTAAATCATATAACATATTTATATATACTTAATAAAAATATGTTTTAAATTACTTTTAAAAAATCATTAAATTACTTTAATAATTTGATAATCGTTGGTCACGTATACTTCTCATATCAACACCCGGAACATACGTAGAATCCAATTTAAACCTATAATTTCTTTTTTCTTCTATTGAACCACCTCGATTATAATCAGTTTCTACGCCTTTTCCATGATTATAATTTCCTTCTGATGATCCGTGGTCATGATATAATATAATATCTCTACTTACATTTTTTTGTCCATCATCTCTTCGAATCTTTCCTGTTTTTGGATCTAAATTAAAAGAAAATAATAACAATGTCACAATTACTGACATTAAAATAAAAGGTATAAAAATTATAATCCAAGCTAATATGCCTAAACCTGCACTACATAAATAATTTAAAATAAATGTAAATACAAAAGTTAAAAGTAATTTAACTAAAGCAGTATTATATAAACCTTTAAATGTATCTATAAGAACTTGCGATGCTGCAAATATTAAATAAATTAATGCTGGTGTGCAAATTGTATTAACAATCATTATATATATATTTATACTAATAAATTATTATTAATAAATTATTGAAACACCATTAACATAACTACCGACTTCATCCCCTATTTCTCCATCGCTTAAATACTCATAAATTTTACCAATATTTTCTTCACTTCCATAATATTTAACTCCTTCCAGTTCTATTTCAACTACTTCTTCCTCATCTTCTTCTTCCTCTTCTTCATCCTGTTCTTCCTCTTCTTCCTCTTCTTCATCCTGTTCTTCCTCCTCTTCCTCTTCTTCTTCATCCTGTTCATCCTGTTCCTCTTCATCCTCTTCTTCTTCCTCTTCATCCTGTTCCTCTTCTTCGCTTGCAGTATCAATAGTAGCATAATCTCCTGCTTTTTGAGCTAATAATATAGTTTTCATAAAATCAGTTTTATTTTCTTCATTCTTTTCCTCTTCTGCAGATTTCGTAATTAATTCGTCTATATCATTATTTATTTCATCCAAATCATTTAATAATATATCATCTAAATTATTAGAATTTAAATTACGCATCAAACCTAATTGCATATCTTTCTTTTTTTTTTCTAAATTTTTTTCAATTTCTTTCACTATATCCTCTTCATTTATTTGATTATCTGTATTTTTTGTTTCATTAACAATCAATTCTATATTATCAGAAACTTTTTCTTCTTTTTTTAAATTCTCAAATTTTACTTCTGCTTTGAATCTAATATTATTTCTATACATAAATAATTCTGAGTATTTCTTAGAAAGACTACTTAAATTTGAATTTAAAAAATCAATTTGTTTTTTATGTGTTTCTATTTCTTTTTTTTGTCTTTCATTTTCTTCCAAAATATTCTTTATAAATGGTATTGTTTTTATGAAATTTTCAAATTCTTTTTTATCACTCTTATTTTTATCTATAATTGATACTAAATGTTTTCTCAAAACTTCATTAATATCATTCATTATATGATCGACTGATAATTCTTTAGACATTTATAAATAAATATTTAATTCCGTTTAATATTATTTTTTAATATATTTAGAATAATTATATGGAAAAATCAAATAATTATGAACAATATAAAGCATGTTTAACACTTGTTATGTCTCAAACAAATTATAATAAAGATGAAGCTATTGAAAAATTGAAAAAATGGGACAACGATTTTATAAAAGTAATTAAAGAATATTTAAATCCTAATTTTCAAAAAAAAAAAAGAAAAAAAAAATATTTCACT